AGAATACCGGCAACCTTTGGTTCGACGGGTATCAAGGGCAGCGCACGATTATCTTCGATGACTTCGACCCGAAGACGGTGCCCTATCGTACTTTGTTGCGTATTTGTGACCGCTACCGCCTTGAACTTCCGGTGAAGGGTTCGTTTGTTGTTGGAAAATGGTCCAATGTGATCTTTACAAGCAACGACCCGCCCACCCAATGGTATCAAGAAGAGGAACCCTACGAAGGAGGTCCGCTGGAGCGACGCCTCGGTTTGGTTCTTCCGGTTTTCGACCGCAACAGTACTGGTCTCTTTCGCGCCGCTTTCACAACGACGTTCTACGATGAGATTGCATTGGACGATCAGACCGCGACGCATGGTCCTGAAGTAGACCCCGAAGTTGCTGGTAATAATGTAGCAGCAACTTCGGGACCCGTCGCAGAATCCAACGGGATTCTGTGGGAAGAAGACAAGAAGGCCCGAGAGACCCACGCTGAAGACGCTGACGCTTTCGTTGGTGGATTCAACGAAGAAGAGTTGGACGACGATTGGATCTCGCTTGAAGCGGAACTGGCCGCCCTCGAACCTGACGAAGAGCTGACTGAACCTTTTGGCACGTTTGATGAAGAGTGAACTCTTGAGCGGCTTCGCCGCTTCCCTTTTTTTAATATCACAACCCCAGCAGGGATAAACATGTGGTGACAAGCCGTGGGGACAACTTGTGAAAGCAATGCACAGTTGAACTTTCCTCGGCTTCGCCTCGTGTTTACCTCCCGCTCCCCTCACGTCTTGAAGAAGAATTGCACCACCCCGTCAATGCTCGCCCCAGTGGCGTTGGTAGAAAGAATGGTAAACTGGAGCGTGTCGCCCTGCTTGAGTTTCCGCATCGTTTTCGTGGTTCCCTCCCAATTGACCGTGGCTGGCCCTGCAGTCGAATTGTTCGCCTCTAGCTGCATGCTCCCAAACGCCAGAACATCTTGCTCGGGAGTGTAGAAGTCCGCAGCGTTGCTGGTGGCAAGGTTGTTGACCACATTTCCATCCTGGGCAGTGACAATCGCCCAGTCGACCCGCTGGGCCGTCGCGACAACAGAACGCGCGCTGAGAGACCAACGGAGACCCACAACGGTGCCAGGGAAAGTAGTAGTCTTGAGCACAGTCTCCACCTGTGTCGTCGTAACCGACAAGTTGACGGCGATGAGTTCCTTGTCAATCGGGCGCGCCACGCGCACCCCGCTGGTACGAGCACGCTTCGTTCCACGAGCCGACATCTCGAATTCCTTGCGATTTCCCAGAGGTCCCAACTGAAGTCGGGTACCTGCTTAATTAAGCAGGTTGTCACTTACAGTAAAAAAGGGGGCGGCCCAGTCAAAATTAAAGTACTTTCTCGAAGGCGAACTGAACCTTTTATGCGGGGTCCCGAAGTAGTCCCCGATATCGAAACGGCGGTACCGTGCCGCTCTGCCAAGGCAGAACGGAGCCTCACACCTCAACTGACGATGCCAGGAGGGGGTGCAAAAAACTGGTGCTTCACCTACAACCGACGCGACGAGGTCGACGATGAAGAATGGGAACAAATGATCGAGCGGTTTGACTCGCTGGGCGAGCTGGACGTTGTGGTTTACCTTGTGTTCCAACAAGAACGTGGCTCTGGCAAAGAACGCGACCACTTGCAAGGGTACGTACAGCTTAGCCGCCGCTGCTCCTTGGTTGCGGTCAAGCGTGACGTCTTCATGGGCGCACTGGTACACCTGACTGTGGCGCGTGGCACCCCGCAACAGAATCACACTTACTGCACCAAAGAGTCGGACAGGATTTCGGGACCGTTTGAGCACGGAACTATGGTAATGCAGGGGAACCGAACGGATCTCGCCCAAGCTGCAGAGCTGGTCCGAGCTCACGGTAGCGCCCGAGTTGCAGAGGAGTTACCCACCACTTTTATCCGATACCACCGAGGACTACAGGCTCTCGACGTGCAACTCCAACGTGCGGACTCTGCCGCCCTAAGGAATGAAGTTCACTGCGCTGTGCTTTGGGGCCCTACCGGGGTTGGCAAAAGTCATGTCGCTTTCACGTTGGATGAACCAGGTGAAACCTTTGTTGTCCCTGTACAGAATACCGGCAACCTTTGGTTCGACGGGTATCAAGGGCAGCGCACGATTATCTTCGATGACTTCGACCCGAAGACGGTGCCCTATCGTACTTTGTTGCGTATTTGTGACCGCTACCGCCTTGAACTTCCGGTGAAGGGTTCGT